AGCGCTCTTAAACACTTGTTCTTCAATCTCATGAATCATCGGTCCGAACAAAGCTTTGAAATAGTCTGGTCGCGCGTTGATCGTGCGCGCGTGGCCCCATTTGCTTCGTTGTTCATCTTTAACGAAGGATCCGACGACGTTTTCCGGCGTGCCCATGGCACACCCATCGTCCCAAGCCTTAACTATTTCATCTTTACGCCACTGAGGGTACTTTGTTTTGGAGAGCCATGTCGTAACTGACACTTCTCTATCCGATGGGACCGGCTCAAATTGCATGGCCCATTTGCCTGCAAATCTTGTTAGTCGTCTTAACATTGATTTATCAGGTCTTGGTTTTTGTTGCGCGATGCGATATCGGCTACCGGCAAGGTAAGTCAAGGGATCGTACAAATCGTCGTGCGGGGCCGCGACGAAAGGCATAATCGACCCAATGCTTGTCATGACTGGTCTTCTTTCAGGCGTAGGTTTTGTCTGCTTATATACATAACGAACTTTTGGCTGAGCAGGTGGCAGCGGTTTATCAATTTCGTTTTGCCTGAAACCAGCCATCATCATCTTGGCGGGCCGACCCAGTTTGGGTCATTTTGATTCGGCTCGAATCTATGGCTGATAGTCTCAGCACTATCAATGTGAAAACCATATGTGTAAGCGAACGCGAACTCAACCGTTGCCGCGCGCACTCCGAAACTAGCCTCATCATTTCGACTTATGTTTATTTTGCTTTCCATCTGAGCAAACCGCTGCATCCACTCTAGAACTCTCTTAGGATCGTCCGTTTTGGTGGTGCACTTCGGGTTGCGGAGCGCCGTGAACAGGCTTAGACTCACCACGCCATATTGAACAATCTCGTTTTGCAACGGATCATTACATTCGATCAAACGCGGGAATAAGCTCGGAAGCAAGTCGAAAAACCATCGACTTTCTTTCAACTTGTGTATATTGAAAGCACATAGGTCAGGATCGTTGAGTAAAATCGCAAGACCGCGCGTGTTGATATCGCGCTGGTCTTCGACCGGTGGCTCACCGACCCTCTCTTCTAGTCTATACCGTAGCGTTGCGTGTTTTTCGTGATACAAGCCCACGCGGTGAAGTGCCCAGACGACGGGCAAGAAAAATACCGCACACAACGCATAATAGTAAGTGACCGTGAACATTTGCATATAGGTACAGCCCCACCGGTCCATCCAAGCCATACATGCATAATAGGAAAATAAAAAAGCCAACACGACGCCTCTCATGTCATAGCGTCTCTT